TGGCTCATCGTCCTTCGCCGGCACGGGCTCCCTGGCCTTGCCTTCGTCTTCGGTTGAGAGCGTTTCGAGCACCGCGCCGATTGCCTCGTACGCGGAGCGCAACGCGCTCTCGTTCTTGGCCGAGAGGACCCGGCCAGCTTTGATCCCGTCGAGAACTTCCTCGACGCGAGACTTGATTGCGACCACCGAGGTGTCGCGGTTCGCGCCAATCGGCACGAACGAGAACTCGAACACCTCGAGGTCGCGGAGCTCGTTGGCCTTCTGGCCGTCGTCGAGCTGCACGCCGCCCTCGTCGATGACGTCGTAGGCGAACGACAGCTCCCGGATGCGGCGGCCCTTGACGAGGCGGTAGACCTTCGCAGCCTTTGCATCTTCGAGGTCGAACGCGCCCTTGACCCACCAGCCGTGGTCGTCTTCGCCTTCGTCGATCGCCGCGGCTACGTAGAAGTCCGGGTCGTCCATGCGATGCCCGAAGAGGCCGGGCAGGACGGTGCCGTTCTCCTTGCGCTTCGCGATCGTGTTCAGGAACGCGCCCTTGGCCACGACATCGCCGTAGCTGTCGGGGGTTCGGGTGAACGTCGATGGGTAGACGATGAACTCGCCCTCGTTCAGGCCGTCCTCGGGACCAGCCTTCAGGCTGATCGATGTCACTGGAACCTCTTTGATGAGCATCCGCTCCCCCTTCCCTTACTCGAACTCGATGACGACGTCACAGCCACAACCGGCCACTTCGTCCACGTCCAGTGCCGAGGAATCCCCCGGCCACTTCGCGCCGTTACTGAAGACGCCGTCCAGCGGCACCGTCTCGCCGTTCAGCGAGGCGTGCGATGAACGAGGTCGCGACGACGTGACCACCCAGGTCTTCGTCGCCTTACGGTTCCCGCGGACCTGTTCGACCGCCTCTACCGAGGCGAACCCCGCGAGAGCGGTGATGAGTGTCTGCCCGGCTTGCTCGGCGCGCGCCGTTTTCGCTACCTCGAAGACGTGGCCCACCGCAGCGAGCGGATCATCTGCGTCAGCGAGGGCCGCTTCGATGGCGATCCGAGTGGCCGCGTTGATGCTCGTCGCGTTCGACTCAGCGACCGCCGCGAGGTACGCGAGGGTGCGGGACTCGTCGAACTGATCCGGGTCAACGCCGAGTGCGTCGAGCTGCTTCCGGGCGACCGACGTGGAAACAGATGCTGACAGGGTGTACAGGACTCCCGTGAGCTCGCCATCCCACGATGGCTTCCACCATTCCGCGTCGGCCTTCGCTCCCAGAACGGACCGGATCGACCGCTCCTGCTTGGCGAAGAACTCCGCCAGCAGCTGGGCCGCTTTCGACACCTGGGGACGATCCGCTCGAGCCTTTACGGCCTTTGCGGACGGTCCCGGTGCCGACGCGAGGGACGCGGCGACGGAGTCCGTCGGCGACGCCTGACCTCCGACGAGAACGTTGAGCGGGACGACGAGTTCGTCGGCGCCGTCCAGGCGCGGCAGGTTGAGTCGTGCGCGAGCTTCGTTCCGAGTGAGGAACGGAGCGCCGACCGACGTCTGGATCTGCGACGCCTGCTCTTCGAACGAGCCCTTCAGCTTCTCCATCATGTTGAACTCGCTATAGAGCCCAGCTGAGTCGTCGAAGTCCGGCATGACTTGCAGCGCGATCTCCTGCTGGATCTCCTGCAGTACCGGGCCGAGCGTGTCCTGGTAGAGCATCTTGTGCTGCTCTTCGATGTTCCCGAACGTCGCGTGATCGAGGATCCCGACCATCGGCGGCGGGATGAAGTACGCCGCGGCTGCCTCTTCTCGAGACAGCTTCCGCGCCTCGATGTACTGCAGGTCTGCGGCGGTCTGTGAGGCCGGCACGAACTTCATGCCGTCCTCGAGAATCGGAGTCCCGCCGCCCTCGGTTGCCGAGTGTCCGGCGTACTGGTTGCGCCACCCCTCCTTGAACCGGTTGAACGCCGAGTCCGACCAATTGGAATCGGCGGGGCGCTCGATGTAGCCGGAGACGCGCGCCCCATTGCGGAGCACCTGCTCGCGCATCTGGCCGGCCGCGTACTCCTCAGAGAGAATCCGGCGAAGCGACTCGATCGGCGACAGTCCGTAGCGCTCGTCCTCAGGGTTGTACCCCCGGAAGTACACGACCTGGTCTGCCCGGAGGGTCGTCTTTCCCCGGTTGCCGCGGATCTGGAACGACGTCGGCGCCAGCCAGTTGTCGTCCTCGTTGATCGTCCACAGGCGCGGCGGAATCCGGATGAGCATGGATCGGCCATCCTGGTACGCCTTCACCCACAGCGCGCGGTCGTAGATCCCACGGTCGGCGATCAGCGAGAAGATCAGGCGGTAGCCGGTCGTGTACGGGTTCGGCTCGCGCATCATGCGTGCGAACGGATGGTCGGTGACCCGTTCACGGTCGGAGTCGTCCACGCGTCGGAACGTGTGGAGCGAGAGCTGCGCGATGTTGCGGGCGAGGAAGTCGACGACCGTTCGCACCGACGGCTGCTGGCGGTAGATCGACGCGTAGTCCTGTGACAGGTCGTCGTTGATCCGCAACGCCGTCGGCGCCTGATACGTCGGCTTCTGGACCGAGAGGAGCTTGCCCTCAGAGACAGCGAAGACCATCGTTGCCTCCTCTACGGTGCCTGGATGAAGAGCACGCGGTCGCGCTCGATGACGGTTTCTCCGTCGAGAGCGACCGGTTCGGCGCCGGGCTCGAGGTAGACGGCGTTCTTCAGGACGATCAGGTTGCCGGGGTCGCGGTACAGGACCCCTTCGATCGAGGTTCCGTTTACGAGGTTCACGACGACCCGGCGGAGCAGCAGAACTCTGCGGAATGCGCCCATTCGGTCCCCCGTTCAGACGACCTTCAGGCCGTCGTCCTCGTATGCCGACTCGAACACTTCGGGCGGGTTCTTCAGCAGCCAGTGCGCGCCGGCTACGCCCCACAGTGGGGATGCATCGCCGGGAGAGTTCTTCGCGTCGACCACGTACCCGCCACCGAGGCTCTTCATCACGGCCGTGCCGGCTGCGATGTCGAGCAGGGGCTGGTTGCGGTGCTTGATCTTGCCGAGGTTCACGCCGTCGAGCAGCAACCCGGCGGCCCTGTTCAGGTCAGCGCCGCCCCAGTCGATGACGTCGATCTCCGCGTCGGTGAAGTCGGTCAGCAGCGACGACACGGGAGCGCCCTTGGTCTGAAAGGTGATCCCGGCCGGGGTGAACGTGCGGTCCGGGTGCTGCAGCCAGGGAACGATCCAGTCGGTCCCGGGTCGTGACGCCATGATCCCGACATGCACCATGCCGTCCTCGCGGTAGGCGGCGAAGGCGATGTGCGCGAGCGTGCGATCGTGTGACACCTCGATGCACAGGTAGACGTCTCCGCCAGGCTTGCGCTTCGAGATCCGGTCGAATCCCTCGGCCCACTTGCCGGGCTGGAACGGACCCCCGACTGACGAGTCGACGAACACGTTCCCGACCTCGGACGCGAACACGGGCGCCGGGTCCGACACCCAGTACGCGTAAAGGTTCTCCTGCGGCAGGTTGTAGTTCAGCGACGGGTTCGAATACGCCCACGCCTCTGGACCATCAAGCGGCATCCCGGGCGGCGGTGACCACCAGAACAGCCCGATGGTCGTGTCGGAGTCTTCGGCCTCGATCGCGTCGATCGCCATCTTGTGCAGATGCCGCTGAACGATCGCTTCCATGTCGCCAGCGTTCGACGCGGCGATGAGCTGCGAACGCCGCCGGGCCGCGGTCGTCTTCGACAGCGCCGACCATGCCTTGAACGTCTTGTGCTTGAGGATCTCGTCCACGAACACCAGATCGAACGTCAGACCACGACCACCGTTGTCCGCCGAGTCGACCCAGTAACGTTGCCCGCCCGTCAGCTCGAACCACAGCTCGCCATTGATGTTGTTCGACTTCCCGTGCTCCTGCTTGAGCATCGGCACGGCCTCGATGATCTGCTGCGCGTGGTCCCACGTCTTCTTCGCCGTGGCGAGCTTCTGCGCCACTCCGATCACGGACGCGTCTCCGTCGATATACATCCGGAACAGGATGAGCAGCGCGGCGATGAACGTCTTGCCGTTCTGACGCGCGACCCACAGCAGGACCGTCTTGAACCGGTAAGCGCCATCGGGCGTGAGCTCGAGCGCGTGTATCAGGAACCACCGCTGCCAGGGGTTCAGCTTCGGGACGAGTTCGGAGAAACGGGTGTCCGCGAGCTGCTCATGAAGCCACAGAGCGAAGTTGATCGCCGCGTAGCCGGCGCTCGTCTGCGGAGTCAAGGGTCGCCGCGGCGGAGTGAACACCCTGGGTGCGGTGTGACCGAGAACCCGCCTCGGCGCGCTACGCCTTCTTGCGGGTCGCGCGGGGCTTCGCCTCCGGGTCGTCGGCGATGGCATCGACACCTCCGCTGTAGAACTTGCGGCGCATCTCGTCGAGCTCGTTACGCTCACGCGGCTTCGCGGCAGCGATCAGCTTGTCGAGCGTCTCGTCATACCGGGCCGCGATCGACGACCGCTGAGCGATTGCACTCGGCGAGTCCAGGTCACGAGCGAACGTCAGGAGCAGGGCCACACGGGGCTTCTGCGAGTCCGGGACCTTCAGCATCTCGATCAGGTCGAGCGCCGCCTTCTCGTTCGACCATTCCGGCCGCGGTGTCCCGCCACCGTCACCGTCTCCGGTCCCGCCGCCGTCCCGCCCACCAGCACCAATCCGAGGCAGTGCCTGAAGAGTCGACTTCTCCCGCTGTTCCGCGCGATACCGCGCCTTGCGCTCCCGCTCGCGGCGTCGGCGCTCCTCCGGGCTCATCGGCATCAGGACCACCTCCCAAGGCGGGACATGGGACATCGCTGACAGGAGGGGGATAGATCACTGCCGGTGGAGGTCCGGGGGCGTCAGATGGTAGAGATTCGACCGCCCCTACCCGTGGGGTGTCTTCACCAGACTTCGGACGGGTCGCCCAGTGCGGGGCGTGTCTCTGTTGCGCCCTTGTTGCGGTTGCAGCGAGAGTGGGAGGGTTGTCCGTTCGCTGGATCGTCGGCAAGTTCTGGGTACGCGATGCGTGACTTGATGTGGTCGTACTCGAACGAGTCCGGATGGTTCGCTGGGAGGCTCATGTCTATCGCTTGGCCACACAGTGCGCAGGGCAGGTTGTGCTCGGCGGTCAGGGCTCGAAGGTTGCGTCGGTTCGCGCGGTGCTGGGCCGTGGTGCGTCCCGGTATTCCCTCGGCCATGCGTTGCCCCTAGTTACTGGATGGACCGCGACCCTAGGATGTGCGGATGGAAGCTGATGCCCTGCACGAGTTCACGTCACACATCAACGGGAAGAACGCGACGGTCACGATCTACCCTGACCGGATCGAATGGCTCAGGCCACGGGGCGTGTCGGGTGGGAAGATCACTGCGGGCATCATGACCGCTGGGCTGTCGATGCTCGCGACCGGGGTGAAGGACGGGAAGTCGGGGACCGAGATGATCCCCATCCGATCGATCTCCTCGGTCACGACACGGCGTGACGGAATGATGAACTCGTTCGTGTCCGTCATCACCACCGGCAACACGGTCGACTTCCGGGTCTCCCACAAAGAAGCCGCCACGGTGAAGGACACGCTGACGAGGTTGATGCTCGGGTCACACGCGAGCCAGGCGCCGGCACCTGCCGCACCTGCCGCTGCTGTTGCACCGGACATCACCGCTCAACTACAGCAGCTCGCCGGGTTGCGTGACGCCGGGGTTCTCACCGAGGAAGAGTTCACGACCAAGAAAGCGCAGCTGCTCGAGCGTTTCTAGTCCTCACCGAGCTCGACCCAGTCACCGCAACAGTGACGGGCAGCGTCAGCACTCGACCACCCTCGATCGCAGATCGCGCACTCGAACTGGGGCGGGTCGGCCTGCTCGGCGACGAGCGTCTCGGCTGTGCTCACCGTGCACGTCCGAGCTCGCGGGCCATGTACTCGGGGAACGACAGTAGGCCAAGGCCGGGCTGGAAGTAGGGGCGTGTCGGGCGCTTTGCCGGTTTCGTGAACGGGAT